CAGCAAATACCAATAATGTCACTTCAATGCCCGGAGAATGGAATCCCGGAGGCTGGTTCAAGATGGTGACTCGCCCTAAGTGATTGAAAAATAAGCACTTACACAGCACTTGACAAACGGGCGAACCACGTGTATATTTAAGTATACTCTAAAATTATGGAGGCTGTATGAGTCAGATTCTTGATAGTGTAGAACGAGAAGGTGTTCGCAATATACTACGCGCTTCAGTGATTGAAATCACGTTTACCAAGTCGGATGGGTCTCCGCGGGTCATGAAGTGTACGCTTAACGAGGAGTTTCTTCCAAAGATTGAAGCGCAGGAAAACACAACGTCACGTGCGGTAAATCCTGAGGTGTGTCCTGTATGGGACATGGAAAATCAGGCCTGGCGTTCATTCCGCTGGGATTCTATCACTGGAATTAAAATTTAATTATGACTACTTTACACACGGTTCTTCCTCCTGCCTCAGACTCTAAGTTTATGGGTGATGAACCTACATGGCTTGGTGTTGATGTTGCTGAAGCTCAGTATAACAAGGAACTGCTTCTTGCACTAAACTGGCACAATTATTGTGCGGGTGATAAAGATTATGTGAAATATATCGACACTTGGATCAAGGCATATCGTCCCAAGACGGCAAAGCAGGATGTTGCTGTATGGCATGAATTTGCTAAAGTGGACAAGACAGTATGTGTCTTGGCTCGCATTCAGATGCAAGGATTTCCCTTGACGGAAAAGCATCAGGCACAACTCGTTGAATATGTGACTACTGCGATTACGCCCGTGAAGCGAACGCGCAGTTCAAAGGCGCCTGTTGTCAATCGTCCCACCATTCAAGATAGAATTCGTCAGCAAGTATCTTCAATTCTATCGGATTTGGATGTGCGGGTGGATGACGCTTTCGATGGCAATCTTGCACCTGCCGAAGATATCGCAGGTGATATTCTATCTCAAGGATTCAAAGGACCTCAACTGAAATTAATTCAGGAGTATTTGAATAAAAATTTGATGGAATGGCACGAGGCATATGCTGGCACTGATGAAGAATTGACTCAAGGATATGCTTACGTGGGCAAACGTAATTTCAAAAAGATTATTGATGCATTCAATTCTGTTTTAGATTCTCTGTCACAGCAATCCACACGGATCAAGTCACAGCGTATCATCAAGCGCAAGCCTCTTGACAAGAAGAAGCTAGTAAGCAAGCTCCGATACATGAAGGAATATGAGGGCATCACATCCAAGAATCCAGTTGACATCCTTGGTGCCAACGTGGTGTGGATGTATGATACCAAGAAGCGCCGGCTGGCATATTACGAGGCTGAGGTGAAGGATAGTTTGTTTGTTCGGGGAAATAAAATTGAAGGCTTCAAGGCGTCATGCGAGAAAATCTTACGGAAGCCTGACGAACAGCTCACCATGTTGATGGGGCTTCGCAAGAATCAAACTGTGAATTGGATGGATACCATTCGGGCTAAGTGTAAGGAACTAAAGGGACGCATGAATGTAGATACTCTTATTCTGAGGATTGATTAATGCAAACACGGTTTGATTTGGAAGATATGTTGATGAAATGCTGGCATGTTACTGATGATATTGACCTTGTGGCTGATATGGTAGGAGACATGGATATCAAGGCCAAGGACAAGGATAAACTCATGAACGTTCTTATTGGGCTGAAGGAGTTGTATAACGCTCGCTATAATGCAATGTTCGTGGTGTTTGAAGATATGGTCAAGCACCAATATTTTGAAAAGCCAGCACCAACACCAGCACCAACACCAGCGCGGAAACATACTCAAGAATTCTTACCACATGACTACAGTCCCAAGTGATTATCATTTGAGCCTCGCTTCTGATTTTCATTACCATTTTGGGATACATAGTAACATCCCAGAATGCTGTGCTCAATTTTATCAGCAACAAGTGGATGCGGGCGTTGAAGATATTGGATTAACGTGTCGTCCTGAATTCATGGATCTTGACAAATACTCACATATTCGTTATGTTTTATGTAACGACTGTGCTGAACAAGTTCATGCAGGCAATCATAATGTAATACATACACTACATCTTTGCAAATGGGATCCGACTCCAGATTGTAAAAAATACAAAGAGGCAACATGATTATTGTAGATTATAGCCAAACAGCAATCAGTACATTGATGGCAGAACTTCGTGGGCGGACTGATGCAGAAATCAGTGCTCCGCTGATTCGCCACATGATTATTAACGCACTACGCAGCTACAAGCTGAAGTATGGAAAAGAGTTTGGGGAAATTGTTATTGCCTGCGATAACAAGCATTATTGGCGTAAGAAGATGTTCCCATATTACAAGGCAAATAGAAAGAAGGCGCGAGATGATTCTGGTTTCGATTGGCATGCCATTTTCGAGGCGTTGAATCAAATCAAGCAGGAACTTGCTGAGCATTTCCCCTATCCTGTTATTGAAGCGGAAACAGCAGAAGCCGATGATATTATTGCATCATTGGTTCTTTGGTCACAGGAAAATGATTTAATTCAAGAAGGGCTTGATATGGTCCCACAGCCTGTGTTGATCCTATCGGGTGACCATGACTTCACACAGCTTCAGCGGTATAAGAACGTGAAGCAGTATAGTCCTGTCCACAAGAAATGGGTGAAGGCGGAAGAAAGTATTGATAGGATTGTCATGGAACATATTCTTATGGGAGACAAGGGAGATGGAGTTCCTAATTTTCTATCATCAGACGATGTGTTTGTTAGTGGCGGACGACAAAAGCCCATTCGGAAAAAAGATTTAGAAGAATGGAAGCAGCTCCCAATTTCACATTGGGATGGCACCCCGCATGAGGCAAACATTCGACGCAATTCCAATTTAGTAGATTTGCGAAATATCCCTGAGGGACTCAATCAAACTATTATAAATAACTACACATCCCAAAAAGATGTTCGGGATAAATCACGATTGTTAAATTATTTTATTGCACATAAGATGAAAAATCTTATGGAGCATATTACGGAGTTTTGATATGAAAGTACATGCTACTATGCTATTAAATGAAAAACTGGATTATATTGCCAAAGGCGAGACACTTGAAATTCAAGTAAATCGTACCAAAGAAATTGCACGGTTGGATGTTACGTTTGCTCCTTTGATGCGTATGGCAGTTATTGCTGAGGAAAAACTATCAGGATTACCTATAGGTATGCCTGATACATATAAACCTGAAACAGCTATTCCTGATGGGATTTCCGATACAACTGCCCGCCAAGAATTTCGCAGAATAAAAAACTTTCTCCCCACCGGGTCCATGCAAAATATTCCTTTGCATAAAAGAGAAATTAGTTGGTTACAAATGGTTGAAGGCCTGCACTGGAAAGAAGCCAACATCCTAATTCATATCAAGGACCAAACACTACTACACATATATCCAAATATGCGTGAGGTGTTGACCGCCTTAGGCGCACAAATTAATATTAAAGAAATAATTCAAGAATCAACAAAAAAGAAAAAGCCCAAAAAGTCATAAATGATTGATTGATATAGACTTACCCTGGGGCTTGACAAACAAGTCCCAGGGTGTTATATTTCATATAAGAAGTGAAGCGCAAGATATTTGACAACTACGCCACCTTCGTCTATCGGTTAGGACGCTAGACTTTCACTCTGGTAAGACGGGTTCGATTCCCGTAGGTGGTATTGATGCCCTATCGTTCAATGGCAGGACAGCGGTCTTTGAAGCCGCGAATCTACGTTCGAGTCGTAGTGGGGCAACTTGCAGTATGTAGTACCTCGTTGTAAAAACAATTAAACACAGGAGTTAATATGCGTAATATGATTTTTCTTGGATCACTTGTTGCTCTCGCCGCATGCAGCGCCAAGACGGAAGTACAGAGTGACAGCACACAGGCTGATAGTGTAACTGCACTACCTGTGGTAGTTACTGAGGATACCGCCACATTGGTAACACCAGATACTACCACTTGGACATCTCGGCGAACGTTCGCTGACACTGTACACTTGGACAAGTAATAGGATGGGTTGGGTCCATAGCTCAGCTGGGAGAGCATCCGCTTTGCAAGCGAAAGGTCGTCGGTTCGATCCCGACTGGATCCATGTTTGGGTAGTTAGCTCAGTTGGTTAGAGTCCTCGGTTTACATCCGAGTTGTCGGGGGTTCGAGTCCCTCACTACCCATACCGCTCTTGTGACGGAACTGGCATACGTATGGGACTCAAAATCCTAGTTTTGTGGGTTCGACTCCCACCGAGAGCATAGAGCATGTGTTAAGCGCTCATGGCGGAATTGGCAGACGCACCAGCCTTAGGAGCTGGCGGGGAACCGTGGGGGTTCAAGTCCCTCTGGGCGCATCGGGCTTGACAAATGAAACACATTGTAGTACATTATTAATGTTGATTGACAATGTAAATGAATGAATGGCAGTAATGAATTGCTCTCATGGTGAAATTGGTAAACACAAGAGACTTAAAATCTCTCGTCTGTAAGGGCTTGTCGGTTCGATTCCGACTGGGAGCACTTGTTATATAATTGCCGCCACGAGCCAGCTAGGTTGAAGGCGCTCGTCTTATATACGAGAGATGCTTGGTTCAAATCCAAGGTGGCGGACTTGTATCAGTAATGGTCCCTTAACTCAGTTGGTTAGAGTGCTCCACTCATAATGGAAGAGTCGTCGGTTCAAGTCCGACAGGGACCACTGCATGTGTCATATAACGGTCATTATCCAAGTTTTCCAAACTTGTGACGCGGGTTCGACTCCCGCCACATGCTCTTAATATGGAATAAATAATGTATTGCCACAATAGCTCAGCGGTAGAGCACTCGATTTGTAATCGAGCGGTCGTCAGTTCAATCCTGACTTGTGGCTCTTGTACGGAATATAGCTCAATTGGTAGAGCTTTCGCTTTGGGAGCGAAGGGTTGCACGTTCAAGTCGTGTTATTCCGATGGATAGGTGGCCGAGTGGTTTAAGGCAGCAGTCTTGAAAACTGCCGTACCGCAAGGTACCGTGAGTTCGAATCTCACCCTGTCCGTTGTACCTCACCTCAATGGAAAACTATTATGAAATACATGTATTTGTTGTTAGCCGTCCCCAGTATTGCATTTGCACAAGTAGACACACGCATCATAGATACTGTACCGTCACGTGGTAATCCCCCAATGGAAAAAGTGGTACGACCAGAACCTCCTCGGCGTGTGGACCCCCCAGTGCGGCAGGAGATGCCACAATCACCAAGAAATATCAATCGACCGTTTCCGTTGCCCATGGATCAATATTGGAATTCCCAACGCCCATCACGCAACGATTGTTTCAACGTACCGCCGCAGCTCCGAGCAGTTTGCATGGACATGGGAACATCACGCAATCGTTCCTCCATGAATCGTCGTCCAACAAACAAACCGCTTCGTCAACAAATTCGGCAAGCCACACCACAGCAACGCCGTGCAATTCAACAAGCCCGCAAAGAATTTCAACAAAAAGTGCGACGCATATTGAAAAAGTAATATAACCAGGTATTACACCGAGATTCATATGGCAATACAGCTAGACGAACAGACAGCAGTAACGTTACCCTTGAAAACAGCAATCATGCTAGCCTTTGCATTGGTTTCTGCAACATTGTTTGTATTTCATATTGAAAGTAGAATTGATGAGATAGAAGCAACTGTTACTAGAAAATCTGTTGCCTGGGACGCCGCCGGCAAATTTACTGCGGAATTTAAACCTCATCCATTGGTGGATGAAATTGATGACCGAGTACGCCAGTTGGAATTGCAAATTGTAAAGCAACAAAAAGACATTGACTATTTAACCAAAAGTAAATAAGTATGAAAAGCATTTTATTTGCAAATCCCAGAACATTAACAGAAACACAAGAACACATCATTGTGAAGCGCAAGTGGTGGGCGGTATTGCTACTCATCATTGGCGGAGTAATTCTGGCAGGTAAGTTGCCCGTGCCCTTGTTTATTCCGTATGTGTTTTTCTTTTTTGGGCATGGTGGGATGTTACACAGCTTCTACAAAAAACATGATTACCCTATGGTGATTGTAAATGGTGTATGGCTATTGATTGATGTGATTGGTATGATTAGGTGGTCTTATTAATAACCCCTTTGATATAATTATTTCAATTGGGGCGTAGCTCAATGGCAGAGCATTCGACTGTTAATCGAACGGTTGTAGGTTCGACTCCTACCGCCCCAGCTGAGAATTTTTAACCAAGAGAATAACATGAAAGTTTCCATTGGACGATATCCAAAAGATCCTAATAAGGAACAAAAAGTTAATGTTCGTATTGACAAATGGGATACATGGAACATGGATGCCACGTTGGCACACATCATTGTCCCCATGTTGAAACAGTTGAAAGCAACAAAGCATGGAGCACCTTTAGTATATGATGAAGATGTCCCTGAAGAATTACGCCGGCCAGTGGGATATGACCACGAGTCATATAGCACAGACGATAATTGGTTCAAGCGGTGGGATTATGTCATGGATGAAATGATTTTTGCCTTTGAAAGCAAGGTTACTAACTGGGAAGATAGAATTCTTCGTCTGACCGCAGATGAGTATGATTGGGAAGGTCAAGAAGCACGTGAGGCACGTATTCAACGCGGGTTTGAATTGTTTGGTAAATACTATAAAGGACTATGGGATTAAATGACGCCATAGCATCAAGGGGTGGTAGCATAATCGGTTAATGCACTACACTGTCACTGTAGCGATTGCGGGTTCGAGTCCCGTTCATCCCGTATTACCGTTGGGAGTGTCGCCTAGCGGCAATGGCAACAGACTGTAAATCTGTCGATTAATAATCTACGATGGTTCGAGTCCATCCACTCCCATTGCAGGTGCAGGTGCAGTACTTTTTTTTATTACATTCATAGGAGAACACACATGAAGAACATTTGTTATCTTGGCGACGCAACCGGATCATCCCGCATGACGTTGTTATCAATTGGGGTTGTAGTATTTGTGGCAAACTGGCTTGCTGGCTGGAATGTCAGTTGGTTGCATTGGGCACCCCCTGTATTACTTCCCCTTGCTGCATTGACTGGTCTCTGCCCATTCAAGCTTGTTTGGGAAAAGTTAGGGTTCGCTAAATAAGAACCTGATCGTCCCTTAGCTCAGTTTGGTTAGAGCGTTCGTCTGATACACGAAAGGTCCGGGGTTCAACTCCCTGAGGGACGATTTGCCCTTGTAGCTCAATTGGAAGAGCAGGAGATTTCTACTCTCTTGGTTGTGGGTTCGAGTCCTGCCAGGGGCGTTCTGGAAGGTTCGCATAATGGTATTGCACCGGATTACTAATCCGACGGCCGCAAGGTCATGTGGGTTCGACTCCCTCACCTTCCGTTTTTAACCAGGAACATGTATGATTTTACTATTAGGGGACATTCACGGTGACGTTAGCCGCCTTCGGTATGGTGTACAACAAGCCACGGAGGCAGGTGCTGTTGCACTTGTTCAAGTGGGTGATTTGGGATTGTTCCCATCACATGGGCGCGACACAGGATTTCACGCCGTGTGCAAAGAATCTTCTATTCCCATTTACTTCATTGAAGGTAATCATGATGATTGCACACGATGGGTGAAGCTCACAGAAGTCACCCGAGTATGGGATGATGCCAATTTGTTTTATGTGCCACGTGGCACCGTGATGGAACTTGATGGCAGAACCATTGCGTTCATGGGCGGTGCTGCTAGTATTGACAAAGACATTCGCCTGCGTGAGAAATGGCATTGGGATAAAGCAGAAAACATTTCAGAGCATGAAGTGTTGCGGTTGTTTGAAAATGCCGAAGGCAAAACAAGTGATATGTTGATTACTCATAAAACAATTGATATGTTGATTACTCATGATGTTCCCACATCAGTGTGTAAAGCACATTTTGATGATAGTGCTAAACTTTGGTTTGGCGTGGGAAAAGATTGGCATGATGTGAACATGGATGTGATTCAGCGCATTTGGGATCGTCTTGGTAATCCCATGATTTACTCAGGGCATATGCATCGCACCGTGATAGGTCCGAATTATCGTATTCTAAATATAAATGAATTGTTAGCTGTATAAAAAATGAAATTATCTGACGCAGAAAACAATGAAAAACTAGAAATAGTTGATGTGTTAAATAGTAATGAACAGCGCGAAAAATTACACGCATTAGGCATCACCAAAGGATGTGAGATATGTCCTTTACGTAATCAAGACTTTATGATGATTGTGGATATTCGTGATTGTAGATATGCATTAGGAAAAGAAATAACAGATTGTATATTAGTTAAGCGTATTTAACTTCCGTAAGTTGTTGATTTATAAGCACTTAAACAGGACTTGACAACAGGTCCTTATTGTGTTATATTTAATGTATAACTTCACAGGACATGACAGGAGATATAATGAGAAAATTTTCCCATGGGAATAAATTGTTAGGCGCATTGCTCAGTATAGGAGTCATGTCCTGGTTTCTGTGGTCGGCGTTGGGCACGTTCACCGCTACACAAGAAATTGAAGGGCTGCCAGGTGGTGATATTCAACGCGCCTTAGATACCACACAAAAATAAGTTGGACGAGTGGCAGAGTGGCCCAATGCAAGAGTCTGCAAAACTCTAACACCGCCGGTTCGAATCCGACCTCGTCCTTGCTGAACATGTTTCAGCGGTTACACCAGATATAACAATATGTTATATCAAACACACATATTAAAGGAGAAAACATGAAACGTATTTTGTTAGTAGCAGTTGCATCACTTTCACTCATGGCATGCACGGATGATGTCATTACCACACCTACGTTTGAATCTAAGGTCACGACCATTGTAGTGACGCCCACCGCTTCCCAGATGGAAATGGGACGCACCGTTACGTTAACGGCTGTTGTCAAGGATCAGCGTGATTCTGTGATGACGGGCAAGACGGTGACCTGGATGTCAAACAACACAACTGTTGCCACGGTTGTAACCGCGGTGGCCACGGCAGGCACCACAACGGCAACGGTCACGGGTGTCACCAAGGGCACGGCAAATATTGTCGCCTCGGTTGAAGGCAAGAGCACAACAATTCCTGTGTTCGTGGTTGATCCCACCGTCGCCACGGTCACTGTCACGGCAACGGTCCCCACCTCGTTTTTCGTGGGACAGACATTACAGGCAACGTCCACATCACGCGATGCCAATAATAACGCCTTGACATCATTCATCACCACGTGGACATCAAGCGCACCCACCGTTGCCTCTGTGTCTACGTCAGGATTGATCACGGCATTGACGGCAGGCACCACTACCATCACGGCATCTTCTGGTGGAAAGACGGGTACGTTGAACATCACGGTGACCTTGGTCCCAGTTGCCCGTGTGGTTCTCACGTTGCCCAAGGCGGCACAGGTGGGACGTAGCACCAGTGTTTCGGCAGATTTGCTTAATAGTTCAGGCACGGCATTGTCAAGTACATCTCGTACATTTGGCTGGCATAGCAGCAATGAGTCCATCGCCACGATTTCTGCAACAGGTGTGATCACTGGCCTTACATATGGCAGCACGATTGTCACTTGCGTTGTTGAAAACAAAGTTGGCACATTAGTGGTGAATGTCACGGAAACGGGCATCAATTACATTGTGGTGTCACCTGATAGTTCAGACCTCAAGGTGGGTGCCACACGCCAATACACGGCTACTGCGTTTGATGCGGATAGTGTATCGTTGAGTGTGGCGGCATTGGCGGGTCGTCCGTTCACCTGGACCGTCGCCAACACGGAAACGGCACGAGTGTCTGATACTGGGTTGGTGTTGGGTATCGCTACAGGAAACACATTGGTGTCAGCTTCAATTGGAGCAGTGTCAGATAACGCAAAAGTAGTTATCGTCCCGTAATATGTCATAGCAGTTTTCGGAGGAATTATGAGAAAGTCCATGGATATCGAATATATTATTCAATATATTAATGCTCAGCCTACTGAAAGCTGCGTTTATCTCGGAGCAGATTCAGAACGTTACAATAAAAACGGTCGTTGGATGGCCGACTACACATTGGCTGTAGTCGTCCATCACAGCGGGCGTCACGGGTGTAAGATTTTTGGAGAAATACAAACTGAGAATGACTATGATCAAAGAAAGGAGCGCCCTGTTGTGCGATTGATGAATGAAGTATACAAGGTGTCAGAATTGTATCTGAAATTAGTAGATGCATTAGTTGACCGACATGTAGAAATTCACTTAGATATCAATCCTGATGAAGAATATGCAAGTAATGTTGTTGTTCAGCAGGCTATTGGATACATTCGCGGGGTGTGTCAAATGACCCCCAAAGTGAAGCCTGATGCGTTCGCGGCATCATTTGCGGCAGACAGAATGAAAGAAGTATTACATCTACAAGCACTCTAGTATAAATACTTCTGTAGTTAATAATTGAATTAAACTTGGCCCCCATGAGTAGTTTTTATACAATAATTCACTCTCATGGGGGTTTCCCGTACCTATAATAGGAGAAAATTATGATGCCTTCGCTGTTAGGTATCATTATGTCTAGTTTATTGGTAGGTTTGCCTTTGAGTCAAAATAAAGAAATTTTTGTAGAGAAAGTGGAAAACAAGGTGCAGATAGGTGCCTTGGCAGGTAATAGAAATTTAGAATTCGGTGTGAAAAACATCTTGGAAGAAGCTCTGTTGGAAAAAGAATTTGAGCTGAAGCCCGATGCTCCGCTGCATGTAAAAGTGGACATAATCTATCTTGATGTTCTTACTACAAAAAAGAATGTTTCAGTAT